CCAGAATGCGGCTAGATACATCACGCCTCCCGGAGAAGAGGTGAAGTTCAGCCCAGAAGTGGGAGTGGCTCAGCTTGAGAGCAATCAGCTACTCGCGGGTCAACAGGTGCAAGTTATCCCCGGCCAGAATGATGCGGCCCATGCTCGGGAACACATTGCCATCGAGAGTCCGATTATCGAACAGGTTCAACAGGCTATGGAACTTGATCCGATGTCCCTTGTGCAGATTCTACCGGGGCTTAATGCGCTTGATGCTCATACCCAGCAGCATGTTGAGCGGTTGTCTCAGGATCAGAATTATAAGGAGTTGTCGGCCCAGTATCGCAAGTTCCTACAAAATGCGGATGGCGTCCTGCACAATGCTATATTACGCGTTCAGAAGCTCGTTGGAGAGCAGAAGCGTCAACAGCAAGAGGCTCAAGCAGCAGGAGAGGGTCAGCCAGAAGGCGATCAACAACCGCAAGCTGATCCCGCCATGCTGGCAAAGATAAAAGGCGAGGTCGAGTTGCGTCAGTACAAGCTGGAAACAGATCAGCTACGGTTCAACCAACAGATAGCCAATAATGAAATAAAAGCACGTCAGGATCGCGCCATAGCGGACGCCGACGCAGCAGCTAAAATCGCACGAGAACTTCCCGGATTACAGACAGTATGATCACGCCAAAACAACTATTCCAGTCGAGCACCGAAAAGGTGAAGTTCATTGAGGCCTTCGTCAATCATCCTTTCGGCCAAGAAGCCCTTCTCATTCTCGCTGGTGAAGGAACACCCAACAAGCCGACCCCTGTATCCGGGGTGAGCTATGCTGATCTGATGTCGGTATCTGGAGCAGAATCTATCGGCTGGCATCGTGCGCTCTTTGCTCTGAAATCTCTATCTGTACTTCCGCCTAAACCCGGAGAAGCAGAGGAACTCCAGTATGTCGATTTGGCCAAAAAAGAACTTCTCGCTACTGGCCTCTATACGGAAGCCGAACTCAACAATCTCGCAGCAAACTCAACCCAATAACACCAATGAAGAATAAAGATAAAGTACCAGCTACGCCCAAGATGCCCGTTGGAACCAAGAACAAATCTTGGGGAGCGCGTCATCGTGCCGGAATCGGAAAGAAAGTCAGTCCCACCAAATAACCTATGGCTACCGAAGCACCAGTGGCACCTGTAAACATCCCGCAGGAGACATCCATCCTCGGGACTCAGGAACAGCATAAGGCGATGACCTTCAATCTTGGGGCGGCATTGGACAACATTGCCGCCAGGGATAAGGTCAAACCGACCATGCGAGAAACTCCCAAAGTTTCTGATCCAGATCAACCCCTCAAGCCAGAGGTTGCCAAGGTAGAGCCCGAACCAGTAAAGGCCGTTGCAGAGGCTCCTGAAGCGGCTATAGAGCCAACAGAAGATACGCCTCCAGCTCAACTCAACGAGAAGGAGAAGGTGGCATGGGCGAAATACCGAAAGATCGAGAAGGACTACAACAAGGAAGTCCCGGAGCTTCGGCAGCAGCTTGAAGCCTTGCAGAAACAGCTTCAGGAGAAGGACGGCTCGCTATCTGAATTCGAGAAGCATAAATCCCGAGTAAAGGAACTGGAGGATTACCAGAGCCAAACAGAGAACGAGCTATTCCTTACCCGAGTACAGGCCACAAGGAAGTACAAGGATCACGTGGCGGCTCCCATGGCCGATATTCAGTCTCAGGTGGATGAATTCGCCAAAACGAATAGCCTGGATTCGAGTACCATCATGGATCTCTTGGTCCGAGGTGACGAGAATGCCCTAGAAGAATGGGCTTCGGAGCTATCGACATGGAAGCAGCGTAAGATCGAGGGATGGTATGGAGATATCAAAACCATCGAACGGGCTAAATCCGACATCGAGTCCAACAGCAAAGCGGCTTACGAGAAGGCCATGGAGGACGAGAAGCGTCAATGGGGAGAGATGACCCAGAAGCAGCAGGAGGCCCGTAGCAACGCCATTAAGACGGTTACCCCCAAGCTGGGAGATACCCTTAATTCGATGTTGCCAGAGGACAAGCGGTTCGACATGGATAAGATCAGCCGAGAACTCGGTAATTACGATCAATGGCCAGAGGATTACCGGATCATGGGAGCAGCAGCAGCAGCCTTTGTCCCGGCCATGGTTGAGGAGTGGAAGGCTGAGCGGGAATCCAATCAGGCTACCATTGAGCAACTAAAGGCCGAGAATACCAAGCTTCGTGGTGGATCAGCAAAGGTTGGCGGTGGCGCAACTCCTTCAGCTACAGAGCAACCGAAGACCAAGGAGAATCTCACGAAGGTTAAGGAAGGGGATTGGCTCAAGGGAATGGCTAGTCGAGTATCCGCCAGTCGATTCTGATATTTGTTCAACAATAATGGCCCATCTGAGGAGAAATCTTTGGATGGGCTTTTTATTTTGTTGCATACCTGTTGCATAAGGAGTATAAGCGCAATCGAATCCTGACAGATGCGGGATGTTTGAAACATCATCTGATATCATAGAGCCGTAGCCGAGCAATCGGTTCCTTCAAATCGCTCAGGAAGGGAAAGCCCAAGGCACGAGAATTCCTCTCATGCCGAACCTGAATTCTTAACTGAAAGAACCCAAATCATGTCTTTTGACCTCTGTGATATTAACAACCAGCTTCAAGATGAGTCTGGTCGAATTGGCGATATGGTCGCCGCAAAACTGATCGGAACCGATATCTGGAACCGACTCGTTACCCAAGAAGAGTGGCCTGCCGGTATGGGCTTCTCCATTACCACGCTGCTCCAAGAGCGTTCCACTATTCCTGATGTTTCCAGCACTGCCTGGAGCGACATCTCGGCCAATGATGGCACCGGATCGTCCTGTAATCCTTCCGAGCAAACGATCAATTACGCTCGTACCACCAAGGCGTACAATCTGCAACAGGCAGCGGTTCGCTCTCCTGGTCTGTGCGTTAACGATCTTCGTGTCGCATGGCAGGCTCAGCAGCAGCTTGACGGCGAGTACAAGGTTCTCAAGGAGAACACTGGATGGTTCTGGAGCAACCGTTATCGCGATGAGTTTATCCGTTTGGCGGGTAATAAGATCGTCGTAGATACGGATGATACCTACACCTTCTCGACCAGTGGATCTAATGAAGCGATTCCTTCTTCCCCTGCTCAGTTCGCGCTGGATCAAGGTATGCTGGATACGTGGTATCTCGACCTCAACCGCGATAACGCCGAAGGCTACTACGCGATGGTTGACGCCATGCCCCAGTATGCGCTGATCTGTTCGCCCGAGCAGAGCAAGTACCTGCAAAAGCAGAATGCGGATGTCCGCCAGGATCTCCGGTTCTCGTCTGAGGTTGATGATCTTATCACTCCATTCGGAACTCGTTGGGCCTACAGTGGCTTCATTCACTTGATCGACAACCAAGCTCCTCGTTACAACTTTGTTGATGGCGAGTATGTGCGGGTGCCGTTCTATGTGAATGTGGCGGCTAGCTACGGTTATAAGGCTGTGGTTAATCCGGCTTATCGGAATGCGCCTTATGAGGGTTCGGTGGTGTATAACACGAACTGCCTAACTAGCCGTGTTGCCCAGACGATCACTCGTCCAGGCGGGAACACCTCGTTCGATGCAGTCAACTACCGTGGAGACTTCACGTGGTTGAATATCCGGGATAATGGCTGTAACAAGCTTGGCGATCAAGGCTACTTTTACGCTAGGTTTGCCCAGGGATCTGAAGCTAAGCGAACTGAATGGGGCTACCTCATCATAAGCTTGCGTTGCGGTCCCGCTACGATGTACCAAAACTGCTCGTAGTCAGCAACTTACGACTCAAACTCTGCGCCTCCTTAATCGGGGGCGCAGCATTGAGTTGATAGTTTCCAACATTTACGATCTTATAGCGCGCTTATGGAAATCCCTTATCAAGGAAAACGGACAACAAAGAATCCAATCTATTCGCTGCATGCCAACATCATTCAGAGAACCGAGAATCCAAACGTCCCTCATTACCGACATTATGGAGGCAAAGGAATAAAGATCTGGGATGGATGGCGGAATGATTTCGATGCATTTGAGAAATTCTGCATTGAGAATGGATGGTATAAGGGAAGTGAGTGCGACCGGTTTCCAAAACGAGATGGTAACTACGAGCCGGGAAACATCCGATTTACTACAAAACTTCAGAATATCCTTGAGAGGGACTTCGTTAAGTTGAATGAAGAAAAGATCGCACAAATGAGGATTCTTCGCTCAGAAGGGTTATTCTATCGAGAGATTGCTCAACGGATGGATCTCACGATCAGCATCGTTGCAAACTTCTTTAGAAAGAAAAACGGAACATGGAAAGAGCACGACAGAACGATTGAAGGGGTTACTTCTGTAATCCGAAAGGAATCTTTCCACCTGAGTCCAGAACAAGTAAGGCAAGTTCTTCTTCGTAATCACACCGAGCGGATTGGAGCGCGAAAGCTTGCTAGAATATTCCATGTTTCGGCCCCAACAATGACAGCCATTCTGAACGGAAAAAGCTACAACAAGATCTTCCGAGAATTCCAATACGTCAAAATGGCGATGTTCCCACATCCCCGAGCCGATTACGCGCCACAACTCCAAGCCGCCTAAACACCATGCCCGAAGCCATCCTAGCCATCGCCAAGCCCAAATCCGCCTATCCCGAATTCGCCATCCCAGACGACCTAGATCTCTCAGGACTAAAGGACGGAGAAACGAAGGAAGTTCTGGCCGTAATCCAAAAGAAGGACGACGGGAATATCTGTGTCACCACCATAGATGGAGTTAAGCTTGGTGACGATAAGCCTGATGAACCAGAAACAGAGGAACAGGACGACCAATCTCCACCTCCTGAGCAACCCTATCCCCAGCGAATGATGGTACAGGCTAAAAGCGCAGGACTCATGTAATGCCTGTACTCATTCCACAAAAAGGAGACGGCCTACAGGTACTTGCCTTCAAGCTGGCCAACAATACAACCTTCTATACCGCTATGCCTATTATCCCGAAACCCAATATGCATCTGCATGATCTGATGCTGATCGCGGCTCAGAACCTCGCCACTGGCGGAGGAGGAATCACTCCTGATTCATTTGCGGCTCTCGACCTAGACAGCCTTCCAACATCCGATCCAGGCGGCGGTAAACCATGGAACAACGGCGGAATAATCGCTATCGGGCCAATTTAATTATGAAGAAACTCCTTCTTCTGCTACTCGCTTGTTCAACCATAACTGGATGGGCGGCTTCCCCTACGTTTTCGGGCGTTATAGTTACAGGTACTGCTGATCTGAATAAGATCTATGTTAGCGGCACAGCTCTCGGTGCAGGTTCCCATATCATCTATGTATCGAAATCCGCACAGGCAACGGATACACGGGCTGGACTTAATAAGTCGGATGTGACTCGGCCCTTTGCGACCTTGACAGCAGCTCAATCTGCCGCCTCTTCTGGAGACACGATCATTGTGGCATCAGGTATTTACGCAGAAATGAACCTCGGGAAAGATGGTGTTAATTGGTATTTTCAGCCAGGGTCCATAATTAGTATGCTTACAGACGCTACCGACGGATCAGCGATCTTCAGAGATAATGGGACGGCAATGACTTTTACGGTGGCAGGTTACGGTAATTTCATTATTGGATATGCTACTGATAGTGGCGGTACTCTCTATTTCCACTGTATCAGTATTACGGATGCTTCTTCGGTCATCACAGTATATTGCGAAAACATGACTTCAACCGCAAGCGCTGAAGGTGATTGTTCGACGGTTTTCCAGCAAGACGGTATCCTTGTGGTACGTGCCCGCAATATTGATAGCCTTGAAGGCGGTACCAGTTATGGGGTCTGGTGGGAAAATGGATTTCAGGACGTAAAGGCGTCTAAGATTAATTGCGAAAATTATTTTGCGGTTGGTGGTTCATGTTCTTTCATTCCAACAGGCGATTGTCATGTGCAGGCTGAAGAAATCAATGGCGGGGTTGCCGAGGCTGGCAGTAATGCCACCGCGGCCATTTGGATTCGTGCCAACATAATCAGGGGTATCGGATCACAGGCAGGCGTAGCCAATCAGGGCTCAAACAAGCTATATGTTGAATGCCAGAAAGTATTTGGAGCAGTTCAGTGCCTGGGAGGCATCCTGTATTTTCGAGGCGATAAGGTTCAGGCCATCAGCAATGGAATATCGGCGGCTTCTGCTGGGATGATGTTTATCCATGGCGGGACTGCTCACATCACTTGCTCTGAGTATACCCCAGACACCTTTACCGGACAGATGCTTGAACAGGACGGCGGCACACTCTATTTTAAAGGTGGCGTTTATACGGCGATATCTGGAGCGAATGGTTTCAATATCAGTTCAGGAACCGGATATCTTAAAAACGGCTTAAGACTGGATACATCATCTAGCGGAACAACCAGCCCAATCACAAAATCAGGAGGAACGCTTATTCTTGATGACGTAACGATGGTTTCAAGTGGGACGCAACTCAGCATATCCGCAACCAATGCGCAAAACATAAAGGTCTATGGTGCTCAGGCAAACGTCGCAGTAAGCGGAACCATTACCCAGCAAGTCGGAACCGTAATAATAAATTCCAACGTACAATGAAATACCCTATCCTAGCACTTTTGATCAGCATTTTGCCCTGTTGTGCGGCTGATGGTGATCTCGCTATCTTCCTCACAGCAACCGGAAATCAACAGCAGACAATTATCCCGTCTACTTCGATGGGTAGAAGCGTCCTAAATATCGCAGATGCGGCAGCAGGTAGAGCATTGTTTGGCATTGGATCAAGTTATCAAGCAACAGCAGCAGGAACAGCTTACACGCTCACGGCTTCCTATTCCTCTGTAGACTTCGGAACAACTGATCCCAGCATCACGCTGGTCGCAGCAGGCAATTACTACCTCTACGTCAACATCTCCACAGCCTTTAACGCGGCAACCTTCGCGGGTGTGCAATCCATCAGCGTAAAGTTCCGCAGAACTAGCGGAACTCCGGCTGATATCGGGACACCTCGTAGCCAGCCCCTGCCTGTCATCACGGCCTTAACCGGAGCAGGACCATCCATTATGGTTGGGCCATTCCCCTATACCGCGACAGCGAATGATGTGGTGACCGTGCAGGCCATTTTGAGCGCAACTCCAGGGGCAGGCAGCGTTACGGTTGATGCCTGTGAGATAACCGCCATTCCTCGTTGAACCATAATCCATGCAACCGCTTGCGAACAAATCGGATATCGTGTAAAAATATCACGACATGAAGGATTACTTTGAAGATATCTTTGCCATTAAGGCTGTTGCTATATTCTTCGGATTTGTCGGAGGTCTCCTGTCTTTAACTGTAGGAGGGGCAAAGACGCCCTTTATAGCCGTAGCATCAGTTATCTCCGGGTTGGTCTGTGCAACCGCTTTCACACCTGTTGTGCACGAAGTATGGGCCTATCCTGATAGCATTCAGAATTCTGTGGCTTTTTGCCTCGGATTGGGCGGCTACAATCTCGTCAAGTTTATCTCCGAGAACCTTAATGCACAGACCTTCAGCCGAATCTTCTCCCGATGGCTCAATAAGGGCGTCACCCCGGTTGACGAGACTACTTCCAAGAAGTAGATGTATGGCAGGAATGTTCTCACTACTGGCGATAACGGGATTACTCAACGGATTAATCGGGACTATTGTGATCCAAAGGCTTCACAAGCAAAACGCGACTCTTGTGGATCGGGTGTCCATTGGCCTGATGGTTTGTGGAGCTGTTGCATTGTCGGGATCTGCCCTTAGCGATCTCTACGTTTACCGGGAATGGAATCATTGGCCGGAAGCGACGATTACGGTTGCCGTATTGATGCGTTTATGCCTACGGTTGTTTCCGAAATATGAAGACCGTCAAGTGCATTATCGTAGCAGGATTCCTCTTCAGTGAGGCTGGCTGCTCTCACCTCACCCCCCAACAACGGGAAACCGCGACAGCCGTAGGCCGTGGAACCTTGACTCTGGTACAGGCCATATCTGATGCAGCAGTTCGCATCGTATTCGCTCGTGCAGAAAGTAGCGCAGATCTGACGGATAAAGCCAATCTGATGGATTCCGTAGCAAGCGGATTGCGATCCATCGAAGTAGTATCAGGAGGAATCGTCACCACGGATCAAGTGAAGGATGCTGTAAGGGCCTATACGGATCCAACCAAGATCCACTGGGCCGACTTCGCTGATGCGGTTGCAGAAGCATTCGCCAATTCGCCTCTCCCGGTAAACGAAAAGCTGGAGACACTGGCTGCTACTGCCAATATCCAAGCTGCTGGTCAACGCTCAACGATTACTGCGCTGGTGCTTCAATGAAGAATTGGCTCATCGGCTTCATCGGTGGACCCCTCGGATTCCCAGTTAGAGGCATCATCTCTGCCATCGTGGGGACATTGGTTGGCATGCTTTATGCGCAGGCATGGCTATGGGCATATCAAATCTCGTGGATAGCCTCGTTCACCAAATCCGTAGTAGCCTCCACTGATCCAGCCGTTCTCCATATGCTCACCCCTGCTGCCATTGGAGCAGCTACAGCCGCAGCCGTATGGGGCGGCATCTCGGCATGGATCATCAATCATCTAAAGCTGGGCAACAAGGTCATCCAGCAAGCCGTAAATGCCTCTGCATTGCCCGTAACCGTTAGGGAGGATGGAATCATCACCAAAGACGGTGAAACGGCTCTAGCGGTGTCCAGGCTCGCCTATGAAGCGGTATATCCGGATGATACGGCTAATCGGGGTAAAGATGGTATGCCTGAGATTCGGAAGCCTCTGCCTAATGGATAAGCCCCCATTCACCGTAGACCCACAAGCCGATCTCCTCACCTCAGATCCCGTAGAAACGCCACCAGATATCCTGCGCATCATCCCTCCTGAATGCACGGATTCTGTAGCGAAGCAACTAGTCGATAATCTTCGGCTGAACATATCCACTACAGAGGTGAAAATAACCACATCCGCAAAATACTGATAATGAAAATAATCCAATACAAAGTTTCTTATCGCGAATGCTTCACTGATCGAATCCTTGGCAAATGGGGGTTGATCCACTGGACGCTATACTGCCATGTCTGGTTGCGCATTAAGCGTCCGATCCTGCCTCGTATTCCGTGAAAAACTACAACGTCTACCAGAGATCAGTATTCCTGAGCATCACGATCATGCTGATTCTCTTTACTTGCTTAAGCCTTGTTGCGGCATTCTTTCAGGCTCGTTGAATCATAAATGAGTACCGTTATCGACATCATCACTGGAGAAGGATTTACCTCCATTGCTACTCAGGAAGCGGATGGCCGAGTTCACTTCATCGCAGATGCAGACGTTGATGCAGATGGGGCCAATGGACAGCATGGCAAGCAGGCGGCTTACATGGTGGGCGACAAGGGGTCTGAGTACCTAGCCAATGGCGGGATGGCCATGCGGGATGGAAAGGTCATTGGCGCAACATCATGGTTCAAGGATATCGTGATCCTCGGCAAGGACGGACAGCCCAAGGTATCCCCTGGAGGGATTATCGCCAGCAAGACGGCATACAAGACTCCCGGCATGTCGAAAGATGATCCTGCTGCCTATATCGACTCCGAGACATATCCTTACATCGTAGTATCACCCAGTACGCGCAATAAAGCTAAAGGGATTGTTTTGGGTTGCTTGTGTAAGGCGACAAATAGAGAGACAGGCAGATCATCTTTTGGCGGGGTGGTCGATATTGGTCCAAAAGGGCGCAATGGCGAGGTATCTATCGAAATGGCTAGACTCCTAGGATTGAACCCGAATCCCCGTAATGGCGGAACGGATAGACAGATCATTCTGTATGAGTTCTGGCCGGGGACACCCGCAGAAGGATTGAAGCTCATCCCTGCTTAACGCGAAACAGCCCTCCCGGAATTAACCAGAAGGGCTGAATCACACACGAACTACAATGGGAAGATATGGGGATGTCGGGTTATATCAAGGACGGAATTCGTTTTCGGTGTAAAGCTTGAGTCCATAAGCTCCAGCATTAACGGATTCAAAGAAAACCGACTCGCTGGTGGTTCCGCGAAATTCTATCTTAACTGGCAATTCCCAGCCATCGCGAGTTGGTGCCTCAACTCTGATCGCGTCTTCCATTGCTTCACAGAAAGCGATATGGCCACAGTCATACTCACAGAACTTATCGCCCTTCTTGATATCGGATATCTTGAGTCTCACGCCTTCACTTCCACACGATTCGAACACATCTGCCATTCGCCGTTTCTATGGATCTCTCCATGTTGAACTAACCAGTCTGGCGTAAAGTTACCGCCCAAACCGTTTTCCGGTCTATCGCATTTAAGTACTACTCCGTCGATTATGGCCTTTATGATATAAGCATTCTTCCCATCAACCCGAATCACCTCACTAACCCGATAATCTGTCAACGGCTCATCCCGATAAACGGGATCTGCTGGTTTGATTCGGTAATTGGCGATTAGGCCCCATGATAATACATCGCAGTCAGTCCATCCAGATGATCCATGTACTTGAAGCTTAAATTTGGGATAACGATTAAACCTCCAAGCCTTAAATACCTCCACCTGATACTCCTCGCTGAAGTAATCGGGATCTCGATATTGGGATGGTAGCGGCCTCCGGGTGCGCTCGCCAGTCTTTGATACGAAATACGCTTGACTAACCTTGGTTGGCCTCCAAATCCCCTCCACATTCATCCACTCACAATCCGTTCCACTCGCCTCCCCTTCAACCAAAAATCGCCACCCGAGTTCAGGCTGAAGCTGTTCCTGGGTAATGTTTTTCGGGTTGTACCAGGGGATGGGTGGCTGCTGATACTTATGAGGTAGGGGCCTATTTGTGATGTAGGTATTTTCAGATCCCTTCCCGTTGTAATGAGTCGATATATCCCAGTGACTTCGGAACCATCTGCCGATAGGCTCGCAATCCCTCTCATTCTTAAACGGAAACTCCTCCTCCAGTAAAAGCCTCCACCCTTCAGGAATGGAATCAACAGGAGCATTGGCGGGATTACGGTATGGGATGTTCATGTGGTTGGGATTAAAACTCAACTCCAGGGCAGTTAAGGCGAACAACCGTGCGCTGGCAGTCGAACGCCACAGGGAGGGATTCATGGATCATCGTGACGTTTCCCATATAAGCAAAACGCTCTTTGAATGAGATTACCCTCGTATCCGATAGATCGAGATGGGAGCAATCACCCTCCTCGCTTGGAAGCCCCTCAACCTCTCCAACGTAGGCACAGCAGGCGGATATATCAGAGGCGAGAATTAGGGCTTCTGGCGCCCATTCCTGCGTGTTGTGGGTGGGCCATGGAGAATGGGTGGGAATTGGTCTGTGGCGTGGATTTGGCGAGGCTCCATGAGAATTGGTTTCCACGATCCAGTTTCCATCAATATGGGGACGAGGGCGGCGATGGGTATTGCCTGCCTTCACAATCCCTTGATCAATCATCAAGTAAATTGGTTTCTCGGTGATGACATCTTTGAGCATCAGATCAATAGTGGGTTGCCAACGGGAAAGGCTGCTCGGTAGTCCTTGCTGTTGAAAAAACGGGAGCATGTAAATCCGTTCTCCAGTGTGTTTCGGGAATGGCACAGGGCCAATTTCTTTGAGAATGCTGTTCATAGTGTGATTCGGATATCTAATCCTCAATAATCTGCTTGTCAACTAATTCAACCCAAGAATAGCAGATTCCCAGAGATCCAGAATATCCTCTGCTGCCTTCTTATGAGACTCCCGCGACCACGGATGAACGGAAATCCAGCCAAGGTGGCGACGAATTGTCCTTTGGCTATACGGCGGATGAAGATATCCGGGTCATCCGAACAATCTGGGCAGTCGCATGAGGGGATGTTCATTGCGCTTTATTATTCAGGAAATAGCTTGCGCGCCTTGGCAAGGAGGATTTTTCGGGTCATAGAGGTTCAATCGTGATGGTGATATGGGCTTCATCCGCTTTTGCACAATAGAATTTACGTGCTCGTTGATCAACAATCTGGCAATCATCTTCCCAGAATCTCTCCTTGGTCAACGGGTCGGAAATCCCCTTGAAGCAATTCTCGGCGTCGGGAGTTGATGGCTTCCAGATAGCTTCTGTTGGCGAGGATTTCGTCATCAGCCTTTTAGGACGAGGGAAGAACATATCCATGGTGACACGTAGCGGCCCTTGTAGCGGCTCAGTAGGAGTAAATGGTCTAGCGGCTTCGGATATCGCCTCGTAGAAAGCCTTGGTCTTCTTGTCGCAGAACATCAGCATCCGGCCTGTTCTCTTATTGAGGCCCATTCGCTTACCGAATTGGACGGATCTAGGGACTACCGGGATGGTGAACTTTATGGTTGAACGAGTTTCAGGGACTACCCCAAGTGAAGAGCAGCCGTTATCAACCTTATCAGATGTGCCATTCTTTGCGACACACGAAGCCGCCACGGGGTTTGTTTGTGGAAGTAATGGCGATACCGCAGAAGTGTTCTTTTTGCGAACTGGGGCTGGACTATCAGCATTTACGGCAATAAATGACTCGCTGGCCATGGGGTACATCTTGAGAAGATCAAATCTGGTCACCTCAATATCCTCCAACACGGCTCCACGCCATTCCGGTTCCCGTTAGAATCTTGTTCTTGTTGTATGCAGACCTGAGATTCATCACGGATTTCTTGAGAACCTTGTTATCATCCCGGTAATCCAGCAGATGAAAGGTGAACTCGTGAGCCAGATCATCCTTGTTGTCGTCCATGTTTTTGGAATATCGACGATTATCCTCCTTCACGAGAGATCGGATAGACCGATGCTTCTTGGTTAAAGCAGCATCCTTGCTGTGTCTTAGATGCGCCAGCCCTTCATAATGAGCGTTCTTGTAGTTCATCTGGAGAATTCCGGCTCAATCATGAACTCAGCCCATAGATAATTGGTCACACAGGCATAGTTTCCAGTGATTGCCTGAACATGATCATAATCCAACTTATAGTAATTCTCATACATCTTCCAAATTACTGCACGCCCACAGGAGGATTTCCATATGATCAATGGTTTATCCGGCCAGTTCCATTCAGAGGCGTAGTTCATAGATTATCCGTAAAAGTCATCAAGTTATCCCGGCATCTCTGGCATCTGGGCTCTCCGCTCTTCCTATGATTGGTCAAATATCCACAGCAACGGCAATGAGCGGCGTGGCCAAAGTTCTCTGTCACGACTTCGGGATAGACCTGCTCGTTGAACAAGAAAAGGATTTCTTCAGCCTTCTCATAATCAGGGTTGGGAATCCAGTTTTTCATCCGAGCATCAAGGAATCCATCAACTCCTTCACCCTTGTATGCAGCTTGCCATTCTCGGATTCCCAGCGGCGAATTGTATTCATAAGAGAGATATTCTTTCGTTCTGTCTCGCGAAGCTGATCATATAATTTCAAGCTTCTTTCAGACGCGATAATAATTTCTCGTTCGAGGATTTTGGCAAATTCAGCTTCAACCACATAAGTCCCATTGGAGAAATCGGCCTCCCATTCTGCTGCGTCTGTTTTAGGCGTATCGCTCATGGCAATTCAGAGTGTTGGGATTGAGTTTCGAGAGCAGATTTGTAAGCTTGATAGGCGGATTCAAGGAGATCCTCCTCACCATATGAACAGGTCTCCCAGCTGATACCCATCAGATTCCACCAGACATCAGCGGAATCTCGGCGGTAAGTCGGGAAGTCCTTGTTGTCGGTTTCGATGATTACGGAGGTGTGCGGGGTTGCGGATTTGATGGTCATGGGTGTTTTATGGTTGAATGAGCAAAGCTCCAGGAGATCATCCCGTTGCTCTTGATGATGATTGTCTTGCTGCCAAAGACTCGATTCGTCTTATGGATACCAAGCCATTCCGTTGGTCTGGAATTCTCGGGCATCTTGATAGAGCGACAGAAGGCTTTCCACATTGGGCCTGAGATGTAGGTGGTGACATCCTGCTCTGAGCCTGGCTTCGGGGTAGCCTTTTGAACCTGATGGATCAGTTCGCAGAGAATCAGGTCATCCTGTGGTGATGGGGATTTGAGCTTCATTTTATGGTTGAACGAGTTTCGCGATCCCCTTGTTTAGCCTTCCTCTGGATGTACCACCAGAAGATTGATCCAGATATTGGCAGCATGGCGAGGATTCTCCAGATTCGGCCTGTGAGGCGGGTTTTCATTTGAAGGGGGTGAATCGGAATGTGTCGCGGTTAAAGTGGAGCAGGAATCGGCCAATCCAGCCTGTAGCTCTTTGCTTTTCCACATCAATACAGGTGTCGTACATGGATCGCTCTTCATCAGTAGTAAGTTCTCGCTGCTTGCGCAATTCGTCTTTCTCGAAGTTTCTGGAAACAGCCAGAATGTTATCAACATTATTCGGGATTAAGGAACTTCCCTTAACGTC